TGGCAGCAACCCGGTCACCAAACCAACATCGTCAGCGCCAGCACCTATCAAACCTGTTACCGCCCGAACCTCTGGTTCACCGGCTTACGACACAACGGATCCCCGGTCTACCAAGACCATGACGGATTCCCAGTGGATTGAGGCCGAACGGGCAAGACAGATGCGAAAGTGGCAGGCGCAAACAAACCGCTAATTATCGAAAGGACTCAAGATGGCTAACAGTATTCTCACCATCGACATGATTACCCGTAAGTCTCTGGAAATTCTGGAGAACAATCTTGTCATCACCCGCAACGTCAACCGTCAGTACGACGACAGCTTCGCTGTTGAAGGTGCCAAGATCGGTTCCACGCTGCGTATTCGTCTGCCCGACCGCGCTCTGGTGACCGACGGTGCCGCCCTGCAAGTTCAGGACGACAACGAGCAGTACACCACCCTGTCTGTCGCTACGCAAAAGCACATCGGCATCAACTTTACGTCTGCCGAACTGACGATGCAGTTGGACGACTTCGCGGAGCGTGTGCTCAAGCCGCGTATCAGCCAGCTTGCCTCTAGCGTGGACGCTGATACCGCCAACGTCTACAAGACGATCGGCAACTCGGTCGGCACCCCTGGCACCACCCCCGGCACCTCACTGGTTCTGCTGCAAGCCCAGCAGAAGCTGAACGAGAACGCCGCTGTGATGACCCCCCGTTATGCCACCGTCAACCCCGCCGCCAACGCTGCGCTGGTTGAAGGCATGAAGGGTCTGTTCAACCCGACGGACACCGTCAGCCGCCAGTTCAAGAACGGCATGATGGGCACTGGCGTGCTGGGCTACGAAGAAGTCAACATGAGCCAGTCAATCAAGGTGCACACCACCGGATCGCGTGACGCCACCGCGTCTACGACCGTTGGTTCTACCGTGACGACTGAAGGCGCTTCGACGATCACCTTGTCGCAGGGTTCTGTGACCACCACGATCAAGGCTGGTGACGTTTTCACCGTGGCTGACTGCTACGCTGTGAACCCCCAAACCCGTGAGTCCACCGGCTCCCTGTTCCAGTTCGTCGCTTTGGCCGATGCCACCGCTTCGTCTGGCACCTGGACTGTGACCGTGTCTCCGATCTTCTCGTCCGCGAACGCTCTGGCTACCGTCAACTCTCTGCCGGTGTCCGGCAAGGCTGTGACGTTCTTGGGTGCTGCTTCTACGCAATACCCCCAGAACCTCGTGTACCACAAGGACGCGATCACGTTTGCCACCGCTGACCTGCTCCTGCCCCAGGGTGTGGACATGGCTTCCCGCGCTGTGCACAACGGTATCAGCCTGCGTGTCGTTCGTCAGTACGACATCAACAACGATCGTATGCCTTGCCGCGTCGATGTGCTCTACGGCTTCAGCACCATCCGTCCGCAGATGGCTTGCCGTATCTGGGGCTAATCAAATGGGGCTTCGGCCCCGTTCATCTATCTCATTTGAAAGGAACTTATCATGGCTCTCCCTAATGGCGCTGGTGGTTATCAAGTCGGCGACGGCAACCTGAACGAACTGATTCTGGGTTATGCTGCCGCTCCTCAAACGGCCACTTCTACGGCTACCCTGACCGCTGCTCAAGTGACCGGCGGTATGCTGGTTGCCAACCCCGGTAGCGGTTCTGCTGCTACCTACACGCTGCCCACCGCTGCTTCGATTGACGCTATCCTGACCAGCGCCAAAGTCGGCAGCACCTTTGACCTGAACCTTATCAACATCGGCACCTCGTCCGGCACTGCCACTCTGGCAACTGCTACCGGCTTGACCGATGGTGGCAATGCTTTCACGGTTGTGGCTGTCACCTCGTCTGCCCTGTTCCGTTTCCGCAAGACCGGCGACGCGGCATACACGGTTTACAAAGTGGCCTAAAAGAAGGGGCTTCGGCCCTTTCTTTCCTTTAAGGAAACATCATGCCCAATACACAAGCAGTCGGTGTTGCGTATAGCGACCCCGAATTTACTACTTGCTACGCCAGCCAAGAACTCGGCTATTCTGCCGCTGCTCAAGGCACGGTGACTCAGGCGACCAGCAAATCCACTGCCGTGACTTTGAACAAGTCTTCGGGTCGCATCACCATGAACGCCGCATCGTTGGGTAGCAATACCTCTATTTCGTTCACGGTGAACAATAATTTGGTCAGCGCCAACGACACAATCATTTTGAACATCAGTGGTGGTACTGCTACGGCAGCTACTTATAACGCTTGGGTTGACACGTTGACCACCGGCTCGTTCACTGTCACTATCCGCAACATTAGCGGTGGTTCGCTGTCTGAAGCTGTGATTCTCAACTTTGCTGTCATTCACGGTGCTTCTTGATAAAACGGGGCTTTGGCCCCGTTCCTAACCCATGCCGCTTATTCATCTATCGCACTTCATTCACGGTAGGAAAATCGCCAACCTTGAGGCCGAAGCTGAATTCGATGAACAAAACGGCTGGGTTAGGTACAATCCCGATCAGCCTCGGGATGACGAGGCATCTGAGAATTCGCTACGAGTGAAGCGCAAATACACCCGTCGGATTGTCGAAGAACCTTTGTCTGAGGAAAGCTGAACATGGCAACCGCAAACGATCAGATTAACCGGGCACTGCGTTTGCTGGGGGTTCTTGCCGAGGGTGAGACTCCGTCTGCCGCGACATCTCAGGATGCGCTGACTGCCCTCAATCAGATGATCGACTCGTGGAACACCGAGCGACTTTCCATCTTCAACACCATCGACCAAGTTTTCACTTGGCCTGCTGGTGAAATTCAGCGGCACCTTGGCCCCAGTGGTGCGAGTATTGGTGGCTTTGACGGTCTGCGCCCCGTGCTGCTTGATGACGCAACCTATTACCGCGATCCGGGCACCAACGTCAGCTTCGGCATCAAGTTTATCAATCAACAGCAGTACGACGGTATCGCTGTCAAAACGGTTACCTCCACTTATCCACAGGTTATGTGGATCAACATGGAGTACCCGAACATCCAGATGACGATCTATCCGAAGCCCACGCGGGACTTGGAATGGCACTTCATCTCGGTGCAAGAACTCGATCAGCCCGCAACGCTGGCAACTGATCTGAACTTTCCCCCAGGCTACCTGCGGGCGTTCACCTACAACCTCGCTATGGAGTTTGCTCCCGAGTTCGGTGTCGAACCCTCGGAGCAGGTCAAACGCATCGCTATGACCAGCAAGCGCAACATCAAGCGCATCAACAATCCCAACGACATCATGTCGATGCCGTATTCGATTGTTGCTACTCGCCAGCGGTTCAACGTCTACGCGGGTAACTACTGATGAAGACCCCGATTCTCGGATCAGCCTATGTGGCCCGCAGCGTCAATGCTGCGGACAATCGCATGGTCAACCTGTATCCCGAGATCGTGCCCGAGGGTGGCAAGGAGGCTGCGTTCCTGCAACGCGCCCCAGGGCTTCGACTGCTGGCTACCGTGGGCACCGGCCCGATTCGCGGTCTTAACTCGTTTGACGGCAATTTGTACGTTGTCTCGGGTGAGCAACTTTACAAAGTCGATGCCACCTATGTGATAACGCTGCTGGGTACGGTGTCTGGGGCAAGCGCCCCCGTGTCAATGGCAAACAACGGAAATCAGTTGTTTGTGGCCTGCAACGGCCCTAGCTACGTATACAACTCGACGACTAACGTCTTTGGGGCAATTACTGATCCGGATTTCCCTGGGGCGCTGACGGTGTCCTACCTTGACGGCTACTTTGTGTTCATCGAACCGAACAGCCAAAAGGTATGGGTAACCGCACTCAACGACCCAACATCCATTGATCCGTTGGACTTTGCCAGTGCCGAAGGCGACCCGGACAATCTGGTTTCGTCCATTGTCGATCACTCTCAAGTCTGGCTGTTTGGCACTAGTTCCGTTGAAGTCTGGTACAACTCGGGCAACGCTGACTTTCCCCTTCAGCGAATCGAGGGTGCCTTCAACGAGATCGGATGCGCCGCAACCTTTTCGGTCGCCAAACTTGACAACAGCCTGTTCTGGCTTGGTCGGGATGCGCGGGGCCAAGGCATCATTTACCGGGCCAATGGCTACACGGGTCAGCGGGTCAGCACCCACGCCATAGAGTGGCAGATCCAACAATACGCCGATATGTCCGATGCGGTGGCCTACACCTACCAGCAAGACGGTCACAGCTTCTATGTGCTGAACTTCCCATCGGCTAATGCCACTTGGGTCTACGATGCCTCTACTCAGGCTTGGCACGAGCGGGCCGGATGGGTCAATGGCTCGTTCATGCGACATCGCGGGAACTGCCAAACTTTCTTCAATCAGACGATCACGGTCGGCGACTACCAGAACGGCAACATTTATGCGTTCGATATGGAGGTCTACACCGACTATGACCGGGTGCAAAAATGGCTCCGAACATGGCGGGCGCTGCCAACGGGTCAAAACGATCTGAAGCGCACCGCGCAGCACAGCCTACAACTCGATTGTGAGAGCGGCACAGGTCTTGTGTCTGGGCAAGGCAGCGACCCCCAGGTCATGCTGCGTTGGTCTGACGATGCAGGCCACACATGGTCGCATGAACACTGGGCTCCAATGGGTGCGATTGGTCAATATGGTCGCCGGGTGTTTTGGCGTCGGATGGGTATGACCACCAAGTTGCGCGATCGTGTGTATGAGGCATCGGGAACTGACCCGGTAAAACTCACAATCGTCGGTGCTAATCTGCTGTTGAGCGGCACCAATGCCTAGCAATATCACACCGATTACCCCTTCGCGGGTGCCCATCGTTGACCCGATCACGGGTGGCGTCAATCGCCCGTGGTATATGTTCTTTCAGTCGCTGTATGAGAACAGCCTAGCATATGCTCTTGGCTCGGGCGGTGCAGTAACCCAGTTGACCAGCAAGTCCACATCGGTCATTCTTAACACACTGTGTGGTCAGATTACGATGGCAGCAAGTTCGTTGGCTGCCAATACATCGGTCAGTTTTACCCTAGTCAATGACAACATCAGAGTCACGGACATTGTGCTAGTAAACCCTGCAAATGTCGCAGGTTCATCCCCCACAGCTAATACCTACATTGCTACCTGCGACTCGGTGCTTGCCGGGTCGTGCCGCATACAGGTTCGCAATATCTCAAGCACTTCCGCAGCCGAGGCGCTCGTATTAAACTTTGCAATCGTCAAGGCTGTGAACGCCTAAAGGACAAATATGGCATTCAACCTTTCAGCATTCGCCGGCGCAGGCGCTCAGTTTTTCACCGATAGCGGTGTCCCTTTGTCTGGGGGACTGCTGTATTCCTACGCGGCAGGCACTACGACTCCCGCAACCACTTGGACAACGTCTGCTGGCACCGTTGCCAATACCAACCCGATCGTAATGGACTCGGCGGGCCGCACCCCCAATGAAATTTGGATCACGGGCGGTATTGATTACAAGTTCATTCTCAAGACATCGGCTGGGGTGACTGTTGGCACTTACGACAACATCCCATCGCTCAACGACTTTACTGCTTTCAATAACCTCACCACGGTTACCGGAACCAACTCGCTGATCGGCACCTCGACCCCGCCGTTTACTTCTTACATCACAGGCATGACGATCAGCTTCGTGCCTGTCGCCACGAACACCGGTGCGGTTACGCTTGATCTAGACGGCCTGGGCGCCAAAAACGTCTACTTTGACGCAACTACTGCGCTCAACGCTGGCGCAATTGCCGTGGGTAAAATTGCTACGCTGGAATACGACGGCACCCGGTTCCAGATGACCAATAGCGTCGGCACGGGTCAGATTCCCGATGGTGCGATTACTGCCGCCAAACTTGCCACCGATTCGGTCACCACGATCAAGATCACCGATCTAAACGTCACAACCGCCAAACTTGCCGACAACGCGGTTACCACGGTCAAGATTACCGACGGCAACGTGACTGCTGCCAAGTTGTCCACGGGTGCACCGTCTTGGACTTCAGGCGGTGTGTTCTCAATGAATAGCGGTTATGGATCAACTGCTACGGCTTACGGATGTCGCGCTTGGGTGAACTTTAACGGCACGGGCACTATAGCGATTCGGGCAAGCGGAAACGTGACCAGCATCACAGATAACGGTGTTGGCGACTACACAGTCAACTTCACGACTGCAATGCCCGATGCCAATTACGCAACTTGCGTCAATTCCACAAGAGATACCGGATACCCCATTCCGTTCATAAATACCCAAGCAACGGGAAGTGTTCGGATTAACACTACCCAATTTAACGCAAGTGTCGCAACGGCAATTGACACCACAATTACCAATGTTGCCGTTTTCCGCTAAAGGTCAACCATGAATCAACGAATCATTTACCCGATTGACGATGGCGGTGTCGCAATCATCATCCCCGCGCCCGATTGCGGTTTGACAATTGAAGAAATTGCGGCCAAAGATGTGCCGATTGGTAAGCCGTTCAAAATCGTGGATGTAAGCGATCTCCCGATTGATCGCACAGATCGTGCGGATTGGAAATACGCGGATATTAATGCTGCGTCTAAAGAATGACCCAAGTCGCCCCAGTCGATCTGTTGCGCGGTAGCGTTGAGGCACTCCAAGTGGAGTTGTCAAAGCTGCCCCAGTATGAGCCGCCCACGGATCATATTTTCCACGGCGGGATGTATTGCCGCCAAGTGTGGCGACCCGCTGGGTGCACGATTGTGGGCAGGGTTCACAAAAAGGAACACTTCTATATGGTCGTCCACGGCACCGTGCTGGTGACTACGGACGAGGGTGCTCAGGAGATTACGGGGCCGTTTTTGTTGTGTTCTAGCCCTGGTACTAAACGAGCAGTTCACGCGCTTACCGATGCTCTGTGCATAACCTTTCATCGGGTTGAGTCAAACACGGTTGAGGAAGTAGAATCGGAACTAACAGAAGACGACCCGACTTCGATGTTCACCATTGGCAATAAGGTGAAAAATCTAGAAATTGAGGTAACACCATGAGTTTTATTGCAGCAGCAGCGATTGGTGCGGGTGGCGCAATTGCTGGCGGTCTTATAGGTGCCAACGCATCCGGTCAAGCCGGACGTATGCAAGCCGAAGCCGCCGATCGAGCAACTCAGCTTCAGCGCGAACAATACAACCAGACCCGTGCGGATTACGAGCCTTGGCGTCAGGCAGGCACGGGTGCGCTTAACAAACTGATTGCGGCATCCGACTACACAAAGTTTGGCATGGATCAGTTCCAAGCCGATCCGGGTTATGCGTTTCGGCTTGCCGAGGGGCAGAAAGCGATTGAGCGGTCGGCTGCTGCTCGCGGGATGCAGTTGTCTGGCTCGACTCTCAAGGGTCTGACAAACTACGGTCAGGGTGCCGCCTCGCAAGAGTACAACAACGCGTTCAATCGGTATCAGGCCGAGCGGGCTGCGACACTTAACCCTCTCCAAGCACTTGCGGGCATCGGTCAGTCGGCAACTAACCAAGTCAATGCCGCTGGTCAAAACTTTGCCAACGCTGCAAGTGACCTGACAACCTCGGGTGCAGCCTCCCGCGCCTCGGGTTATGTGGGCGGGGCCAACGCGCTCAATCAGGCGCTTGGTGGCGTGGGTAACGCATACATGAGCGGTGCAATGATGAACAGGTTGTTTCCGGCAAAAACCGGTGGAAGCAGTCTCCCTTCGTGGTATACCTCTGCGCCGACCACACCGACTATGGTTGACGCTTCCAGCTATTACACACCCGGTCAGTACAGCTACGAAGGCATCGGGTAAGGACAACTCATGGCACTCAATCCCAACATTGCATTGGCTGTCAAAGGCCCGGAGTTTGCTGACCCGCTGGCGATGTACGGCAGGATTGCCGCGATCCAGGGTGCTCAGGCTCAAAACCAACTGGCTCAGTATCAACTGGGTGCTGCTCAACGAACGGAAACCCGCGATCTTGCTCGCATGAACGCTTTGGCGGCTGCGGGTACTGATGAGACGGCAATCGCTAACGCGCTTTTGAAATCGGGTGACATTAAAGGTTATAGCGATCTTTTGAAGGCAAGTGCGGAGCGCAAGACTGCTCTTCTTGGTCAACAAAAAACCGAGGGTGAGATACTTAAAGGCAAACTAGAGCAGTCACGCGAGTTGCTGGGCACAATCAATTCGACTGATCCCGATGCCCCGAATCAGTACTTGGCATGGCATGAGGCCAATCACAGAGATCCGGTTCTTGGCCCAATGCTTGCGGCTCGCGGAGTTACTGCTGACCAAGCACGGGCGCGAATTAATCAAGCAATTGAACAAGGCCCGCAGGCGTTTGCTGATCTGCTAAACCAGTCGAAGTTGGGTGTTGAGAAGTTTATGACGCTCAACGCACCCAAGACTACATCTCAAGACCTTGGCGGTACCGCTCGCCTGATTCAAACCCCAGGACTGGGCGGCCCTGCTACAGTTGTCGCAGGTTCCACGGCTGAGAAAACTCTGACACCCGGTGAAGCACAACGTGGTCAAGAAGTCGATTACGTAAATAACGGTAAATCGTTGATTCCGACTTACAAGATTGGCGGCAAGGCTGTTGAGGGGTTGAAGCCGATTCCGCTAACCTTGAACCCGTATCAAGCGGAACAGATTCGACTGGAGAATGAGCGCCTTATTGAAGAGAGAAAACGGGTCAAACTTGAAGATCGTCGTGTTGCGGTTACTGAACGGCAACAGGAGCTTGCTGAAGATCCGGCGTTCCAAGCAAGAATGACTGAAGCTAAAACTGCTGGCCGAAAGTTTGCCGAGAGTGATGTGGCGGCTGTGCAAAATATGCCCAAGTTGCTCAATCAGGCCGATGACGCATTGAAGTTAATTGATGCGATGGTCGGCAAGGCTCCTGTGAAAGACAGCAGCGGTAAAGTTATTCAGGCAGGTACTGCACCACATCCTGGTTTCAAGTCTGCCGTTGGTATGGGAACTTGGGGCACTCTTGGTATCCCAGGGGTTGCGGCAATGATTCCGGGAACCGACGCTGCCGGTTTCATGAGATATTTCAAGCAGACCGAAGGTGCTGCATTTCTTGAAGTGTTTGAGGCACTTAAAGGCGGTGGCGCGATTACTGAAAAAGAAGGCGAGAAGGCCACTCAAGCCAGAATTCGATTGTCTACCACAACAGACGAAAAAGAGTTCATGACTGCCGCTCGGGAATATCAAGACATTTTGCGTCGAGGCATAGAAAACATTAAAAAGCGGGGCGAACAAGCAAACGCTCGTCTGCGTGATGTGAATTCCTCACCCGTAGCACCATCGAGTTCGGTTACTCCTTCTAGCTTGCCCGCCGCCCCTCCTCTTCCTGCTGGCTATACCCGCGACTGATCTTAAGGAATCAAGATGCCATTTGAAACGGCAACTAATCCGAGCACAGGCGAGAAAGTCGTTCTTGTCGGAAACGAATGGAAACCTTATACCCAAAGCGCAACCAACGCTCAAGGCGGTAAGGCGTTTCTTGTCGGCAACAATTGGTTGACCGATGAGGGGATTCCCAACCAGCGATCAGCCGCACCCGCCCCCGCTGCACCCATGCCCGCGCAGCCAGAACTAACCACCGGACAAAAGATCTATCAGGCTGTGCGGCCCTATGTCGCCCCGACTGTTGAGATGCTGGGTGGTGCTGGTGGGGCCGTTGTCGGCGGCGGTGCTGGATCGCTTCTTGGCCCTGTCGGTACGGCTACTGGTGCTGTAGGTGGCGCAGGTCTTGGCTATGGCATGGCTAAGGAACTGCTAGAACTGGGCGATGTGTATCTTGGCGGCAAAGCTCCCCGCCAAGGTGCTGCCCAAGTTGTTGAGCCTGTCAGAAACGTGCTTGAAGGTAGCACGTTTGAAGCGGGTGGTCGGGTGCTTGGCCCGATTGTCGCCAAGGGTTTCGGCAAGCTCATGGACTTGCGGAGCATCCCGACAAACAAAGCCGCCGATATTGCTCGCAACGCCCTCGGCCCCGATATGCCCGAAGTGATTAACGCACTTAGAGCATCGCAAGGCACCGGGCAAAGTGCGGCGCAGGCTACTGCACAGATCAATAGTCCGACATGGCAGGCGCTAATCGACCGGGCTACGGCGCGTGATCCACGCTTTCTGCGGGCACTGGAGCAGTCTCAAGGCGAGGTGTCGCTCAACGCCCTTGCCAAGCTGGCAGGCGGCACTACGGCCACCGAGACTCGTGCGGCTAACGAACTGGCTAAACAGACGCTTAAAGACATCACAAGCCCCGCTCGTCAAGCATCGCTTGCTCGTGCTAATAAGGGCATGAATGTGGCGGCGCTGGAGGCCGAGGCGGGAGAGCAAGCGGCTGGTGCGACAAGCAAGGTGCAGCAGGTTCGTAATTTGGAAAGTGGCAAAAACAAAGCCATTGACGCTTACTATAAGTACGGCGTAGATGATGCTACTGGTCAGATTGTTCCCACTCAGCAAGCAACCCATATGGGCAACCTTGCTAAAGATGCGGAACGCTGGGCTGTTGATGCCGCCAACGCATCGCTTGATTTGGGTCAAGGTGCTCGGTTTGCACAAGCCGCCGCTGACAGCCTTCGCGCTGCGGGAATTAAACCATTGGAAAGTGGTTCTCTTGTCCAGTCACTTCGTGCTGTCACCAATAATCCCGAATTTGCTGGCAACGACATTCTCGCGGGTGCTGTTAAGACTGTCGCCGATGACATTGCAAAGTGGACAAGTCAAGGGGGCATTATTGACGCTCGGGCACTTGATGCGATTCGCAAGAACTCTGTCAATGCTGCGATTCAACAGCTTCGCCCTGGCGTTGATGCAACCACGCAGCGCAACCTTGCCGCTAGTGTGATGGCAAAAATTAAGCCGATGCTGGTTGATGCAATTGAAGCGTCGGGCGGCAAGGGTTATCGTGCATACCTTAAAGAATATACCGAAGGGATGCAAGAAATTGCCAAGCAAAAACTCAGTGGTGAAGCCCAGCGTTTGTGGAAAACGGACAAAGATGCGTTTGTTCGTTTGGTTCAGGGTGAGTCGCCCGATGTGGTGGAAAAAATTCTCGGCCCCGGCAATTACAACATCGCCACCGAACTTGCAGAAGACACGATGCAAGTGCTGCAAACCCAAGCTCAAAAACGCCTGACCGAGTTGTCAGTCAAGGGGCAGGTAACGGCGGGTCAAGATGCGCTCAAGCAACTGCTTCTAGATCACACCTCGAAACTGCGCCTCCCCTCGTATCTCAGCGCTGTTGCCGCGACAACCAACAAAGCCATTGCCATCTTGGAAAACAAGATTGGAAAAAAGACGATGGGGGTGCTCACCGAGGCGCTCAAGACACCCGAGGGTGCTGCCAATTTGTTGGAGCGCCTGCCTCCTGAAGAGCGCAATCGGGTGCTCAAGATTATTTCTGATCCAGACAACCTTAAAGGCCAAGCTGCTACAGTTGTCAAAGGCGCTCGTAGTGCCGTGGCAAACGCCATCGGATCTAATGCTCTGGCCCCCACTCATGAAAACGCATTGGTAGAGTAATCATGGAAGCTGAAATCGACCCGGTTAAGTATGGTGTCTTGTGGGAACGAGTCCAGACGATGGACAAGAAGATCGACAAGATGGAACGCCAGCTTGAAGAACTTGTTGCTCTAGCCAACAAGGGCAAGGGTGGTTTTTGGATGGGGATGACCATTGCCTCAATGGCTGGTGGCATCATCACTTGGGTCGCAGGACACCTTAAAGGCGGTTAATCATGTTCTCACTTGGCCCACGATCAAAAATGCGTTTGAACGGGGTCAATGCTGATCTCGTCAAAGTTGTCGAACGAGCAATTGAGATAAGCATCGTTGACTTTACGGTGCTTGAAGGACTCCGAAGCCCCGAGCGTCAACGCACCCTGGTCGAGGCGGGCGCAAGTCAAACCATGAACTCGCGCCACATCACCGGACACGCTGTCGATCTTGCTGCCTGGATAGACGATCAAGTTGATTGGTCATGGCCCCTGTATGAGCAAATTGCCAAAGCCATGAAAACAGCAGCGAAGGAATTCAATGTTCCAATCGTCTGGGGCGGCGATTGGACTAACTTCAAAGACGGCCCCCACTTCGAATTGAACAGAGAGGATTACCCGTAATGGATCCCTTGACCATCCTTGCCGCGTTCGGCCCCCTTGCCGTTGACTTGGGTAAGTCGCTTATCTCCCGATTCATCGCTCCGTCGGAGTTCAAGCCCGCGACCATTGACGATTACATCAAGATGCGTGATCTCGATCTCAAAATGTTTGAGTCAATGAACGCAGCCGGAGGCAGCAACCCGTCGTACTTGTGGGTTGAGGCTCTTGTGCGGCTGATGCGACCGACTGTCGCCATGATCGTGCTGGGCACCTGGGCATCGCTCAAGCTCCAAGGCCAGTCAAGCGAAGCCGTAGACAACTTTGCCGCTGCCGTTGGCTTTTACTTGTTCGGTGACCGCACCCTGTTCTACGCTAGAAAAAATGTAGGATCAGGTAAGTAAGCGGTAATGCGAAGGCAAGGCTGAACAGCACCACAAGTACGAAGCCCGCGACACTCGGCAAGTGCTGTCGCCATGACTCAGGCTCGGGGTGCTGCGGGTAGCGCAACTTGATGGGTGCGACTTTGTTTTTCTGTTCCATTTTTAATCTTCTCCTCAGTTGAGAACCGATGTGTGTTGCCACACTCGTAACGGCGATTGACGATGTTGTCGATCTTGTTTGTGCGCGTTTCTTTAATCAACGACCAAGCGCCGCACATCGGGCAGTGCATACTCATTTCAAACCCCTTTCGATTGACGATACTGCTTGACCGCGTTGCGTAACCCTGCCTGCGTGGTAGCCTTCTCGTCAAGTGCCAACGCCTGCGCTTGGTCAAGGGTGTCCTGCATCAAAACGCGGTGGCACATAACCGGAGCACCCTGACCCTGGCGGCGCACCCGAGCGTTGAACTGCTCATACAGGTCAAGGCTCCAGTTGAGGCCATACCAGACTAGGATGTGGCCGTTTTGCTGAAGGCCGTCAATCCCGTGACCCATCGACGCCGGGTGGCCGATCATCAGGGCGCAGTCACCCGTCTTCCACCGGTGCATGGCGTTTGTTAGCGACGCCTCGCTCTTGCACTCGGTCAGGTTGATCGGACGCAATGCCTTGAATCGCTCCATGATCCGCTCGGCGTCTGACCGATAGGCATAGGCGCACAGCACCGGGCTACCCTGGGCCTCATCGATGATGTCCTCCAGTGCATCCAGCTTGAGTTCGTGCACCGGCTCCCACAGCGGCATTCCGGCCACCGGGTACATGGCACCGTTGGAGAACTGCAAGCACTTGTTTGTCAGGGTCGCTTGGTTGAACGCCTCGACCTCTTTGCCGCTGTCAAGCACGAGGAAAAACTCTTTCTCTAGCTTGTCGTACTTGGCCCGCAACTCGTCAGGCATCTCGATCTCGACGTTGTTGACGATCAAGTCAGGCAGCGGGTTGTAGTCTTCTGCGCTCATCTCAAGCGTGATGTCGCCGATCAACTTCTTGATCGTGTCCTCGGTGTCCTCGTATGCCACTTCTTTGTAGGGGCCGACCTTGCGATAGAACCGGGTGCGGAATGCTGTCTTGCTGGTGCCAAGGCGCTCACCCCCATCTACCACAAGGAACTGCCCGTGGAGGTCTTTGTAACCGTTGCTTGCCGGAGTGCCGGTAAGGCCGGTAGCCCAGTCGAACTTATCCGCGATCTTGCGAAACGCCTTAACCCGGTTCGTGGCGCTGTTTTTCATCTTTGATATCTCGTCCCAGATGATCCCGTTGAAGGGCATCGGGCGATCCTTCTTGACGAAGTAGGTCTGTAGCGTTTCGGACAACCAGCCGAGGTTCTCGTAGTTGATGAGGTACACATCAGCCGGACGCAGTAGAGCCCGTGTGCGCTGATCCTTGGTGCCCACAACCATGCTGAATTGGAGGTGCTTGGTGTGCTCCCACTTGACAGCCTCCTGACGCCACACGAGTCGGATGACGCGGATCGGTGCGACGATGATGACGCCTCGCAGGAACTGAGTGCGGATCAGGTGCGCCAGCGTGGTCAGCGTGATGACGGTCTTACCTAAGCCCATGTCCAGCCACAGCATCGAGTGCGGATGCGTGGCTTGAAAGTTGACCGCCTTCTTCTGGTAGTCGTGGAGCAGGTTAGGGGTTAGCATCAATTGCCCTTTGAATACGAGCACCAATCCAGCGAACCACAGGCACGGCCCAACTGTTGCCAAGCGCTTTGTACCTCGGCCCATCTGGGCATTTGTCTTTAATGTTGGTGTAGTTGTCTGGGAAGCCTTGTAGTCGTTCGCATTCGACGGGGGTTAGGCGACGAACTTGTGATTGCACAATGGCTTTTCCTTGATTCACCCATTGATTACTGCCCCATTTTTTACCATCAACCGCTTCAATTGTTGGGTATACGCAAGGCACAAATGTTTCTGACTCGGCATCCAAACGACCCATTGAACCATCATTTAGGCACATAGAAACGATTGCTTCAGTCTCTACTCGGTCGTTCCCTGTGCGACTGAACGGAGGGCCAGCAGTAACTGTGGGGGCAGCACTTTGCCGCGCTTCTCTGCTCGGCGCAATATCCCGGCGCAAGCCTTCGAACTCAAAAAGAATCTCGGCGGGATTGATGTCTGCTCTAGCACTTGCGACAACGAACACACGCTTGCGTCGTTGGGCCACTCCGAAATATTGGGCATCGCAGACCCGCCACGCGATTGTTCTTTGGGAACCAAACACACAACCAGCGTTTTGCCATTTGCCCCCTGGTGGTTGTAGTTCACCATCTTCTCCGGCAAGTCCCGCCAAAAAGCATCCGAATGCGTTGTCTTTGGTGTTGAGGACGCCGGGCACGTTTTCCCAGAAGATGACGGAAGGAGCCAATCCGGCAAGTGATCGTCTGAAGTCAATGACATTAGCAATCTCGCAAAAAGTTAAAGACAAGTTACCCCGCGCATCGTCCAAAGACTTACGCAAACCCGCAACGGAAAACGCCTGGCAAGGTGTTCCCCCACAAAATAAATCAGGAGCCTCAACTTCTCCGCTCAGGATGCGATCAGGCAGCGATGTCATGTCCCCATGATTAGGTACTGTGGGGTAGTGATGTTGAAGAACTTCACAGGGAAACTTTTCAATTTCGCTGACCCACGCGGCTTTCCAACCCAGCGGCTCCCATGCAACGCTGGCGGCTTCAATGCCTGAACAAACAGAACCGAACCTCATTGACACACCTCAATCATGTCGTCAACCATCCGCAGACCCGCGATCACATCGTCGATCACATAGACCACGACCTTGTACTGACGCAGCCGATGATGCTCGCGCTCCTGGGCTTGCGTGGGCTTCTCTCCGCTGCGTTTGAACTCGCAAAAAAAGATTTTTCCACTCGGCAGCACAAACATTCGATCAGGCACCGCAGCCCTTGCGGGACTGGTGAACTTGTAGACCATGAGCCCGCGTTCTTTGGCGTAAGCGCAGACCTTGGCTTCAATTTGCTTTTCGAGCATTGGTCACCACCAGTTGTCGATATGCGTCAATCGCCGCACGAAGGTCTTCACGCAACGCCTCGATTTCTTTCTCTTGCTCTTGTAGCCGCTCGTAGCACTGTGAAGAAAACTTCACAAGTGAGCCGTGCTCCCAGGTTTCAAAAATCACGCTAGACCCAGACATAGCTTTTCCACTTCTTGAATGTAGTAATCAAAGTCAATCGGCAACTTGGCGTCGGCAATGTCATTGCATACCTGTACACCCCAGCCACTCTCGACGCCAATCCTGCGCCACTCGGTCTTGCCCTTAAGCGGCGGCATCCACTTGAACAGCGGCTTCCCACCCTTGGCGATGTAATAGCGCGTGGTGTTCTGCACCCGCTCCTCGCCCCACTGCAAATAGCTAGAGCGCGGCACCTTGGTACGGAGCATGAAGTCCATTTTGTCGGGCCACCGTTCGACTGTCTCGCGGATCGGTGCACCATTGACTAGCACCTCCTCTACCACCTTGGGCACCACGAGGCCACCGGCGTTTTGGTGCCAGCCCATCTTGTACTCGTATGCACCCTTGCGCTTGACCTTGCCGTCAGCGTACCGAGCGATGTAGTTGTTGACATCGCGG